TCAGAGCAGCGATAAATAATAAAAATTGACAAATACTATGAGTAACAAAATTTTAAATTTCGATTCATTCGTAAAGGGTCCGAAACTTGAGGATCCGAAAACTGCGCTTGATGTTAAAGCTGCAGCTCCAGTAAAAAAGGAGAAATCAATTGATCAGGTCAAGCGAGCAAGCCTGTCTACTGGAATAAAGGCGACTGAACCGGATTACACAAAAACGGTAACTGAGCCGATCAAGGAAAGTTCAGCGGATACTCAATCTGAGATGGATGCAATCACTGCAACTCGCGAACTTAGAAAAGAGTTAGCGAATGCTGACACGGATGACAAACGTCTTTCTATCTTGAGCCGAATCAAGCAGGTTCAACAGCAAATAGAGCAAAAGAACAAGGCTAGCAAAGCTATCTAAAAATACACAAGTCAAATGACTTTAGACGAATTAGTACTCGACATACAGGAGGAATTGACATTTGCAAAAGCGCTACCTTACTCAATTCCGGAAAAGGAAATACAGCGTATTATCACCAATGCTGAAAGATATTTTCATGACAATTGGAGACATGCAGTTGAGGCAAGATACATGGTGATTCCTTCTGCTGTGTTCAACCACCCGCTTTTCAAAAAGGAGAGAACGATTCAATTACCGGATTGCGTTGCATTCGTACATGAAGTAAAAGAAGCAAAGGGCACAACCTCGATGTTTGGAACAATGGACGTCGATTTCGCTGACAATAAATTCATTGGCTCTGAAGTATTCTTAACGCCGTTCATTGGTGAATCAATTATGTACAGAACAGTAGTGTTCTCGTTTTTAGATTTAGTTAAAGGATTTACGATCGATACTCTAGCCTATGACTACAATAAGAATACTCGAAAACTGATGATTTTGGGTAGAACGCCAAGAACCTCATCAGTTGTTTTACAAATTGCAAAAAAAGTTCCATCGGACGATCTCTATAACGACGAATTATTTCAAAGATACGTAAGAGCCAAGGCTAAATTAAGATTGGGCGATCTATTGACGACATTTGACTATAATTTACCGGGTGGAATAAAGCCCAACTACACGAATCTCGTTACTAAAGCTGAAAATGAGCTTAACCAGGTAATTGAGATGATGAAGGGAGAAAATACAGCGGACTTTTTGTTCTTCGCTAGATGGTAATTAACGTATGGTAACTATTCAACCTATTGGAAAAGATTTATATTTAAGATCGCCAGGGGATCCTAACTACACGGCTGATACCCTTGAATCAAATGATTCACTGGAAAACGCTATTCAACAGGTTAGAATGGTGTTGCTGACTAGATCAGGTGAAGTTTTGGGTGAAGACATTGGATTCAATGCTGAAAAATACCTTTTCGAGTTTGAATTTTCCAATTTATCAGAGATGGAAGCAGAGGCGAATTCTCAAATATCAGAATTTGTTTTGCTATCAAAGCCTTATAATATAGACGCTAAAGTATTCACACTTGACGATATCGCTGATCCTTACAAAGTTGGACTAGGCCTTGATATTAAGATTAACGGCCAGTCAGCGTTCGCGACGCTATTTGATCTTTAATCCACACTTCTAAATCGGTGGAAGCTGTCCAATCTAAAACGGACTGAGCTCTACTTACATCAGCTAAACTAATCTTTGGTTCCAACCTAAATCCAATATTTTCTCGACGTTTTGAAATCATGTCAGCGATTTGATTGACTGCCCATGTTCTACCGGCGCCGATGTTAATAACATCGAATCTTCGAGTGTGATTCATTGCCTTTAAGTTTGCAAGAGCAACGTCTTTCACATAGACAAAATCCCTTTGTTGAAGGCCGTCATTGGTGATCGTTAACGGTTTTCCGTTTTTAAATTGGTCTAAAAAGATTGGAATGACTGAGCGGTATGAACTGCTGGGATTGGTTCTTTCGCCGAACACGTTGAAATACCTTAAGCATGTGGTCGTAACGTCAGTAGTTTCGGCATAATACCTTGCATAAGTTTCACCGACTAATTTAGATAGAGCATAGGCTGAGATTGGATCAGGCGATTGAGTCTCAACTGTCGGGAACTTTGCAGTGTTTCCGTAAATCGCGCTGGTCGAACTAAACACGAGCTTTTTTACTCCTGCGATTCTACAGGCTTCAAGAACATTTGCTGTACCAACGACGTTAACTTTAGTATATCGGTCAGGGTGATCTAATGACTCCTGGACAGAGGTTAATGCGGCTAAATGGAATACGCATTCTGATCCATGTATCATCTCAGCGATCCTCTGGGGATCCTCAGTAATGTCGAGATCTATTACATCAATACCTGAATTTGGCAAATTAGATCTTTTGCCTGTTGAAAAATTATCGATGACGACTGGAAAGAAGCCTTTCTCTATCAATAGTTCGACTAGGTGAGATCCGATGAATCCGGCCCCACCTATCACTGTTACTTTTCTTATTAGCATTTATAAAATATTAAAAGGTTACAATTGTCCCTTAGTTCCTACTTCTGATGAAGTTTCTCCAGAAGCCGGAGTTTCTCCAGCTGGTGTAGCAGCGGCGCCTCCTGCTGGAGCAGCGGCTGACCCGGCTCCACCTGCTGCTCCAGCAGCGGCTTCGCCTTCAGAAGTAGCTTGATAACTCTTGTTCTTGGCAATATCTTCATCACTCAATTTTAAGTATTCCTTGATCAGGTACTCGGTTGAGAAGTAAGGTTTATTTTCATCGTTAACAACGGCTTTCATTGCATTAAGTGTCGCAAGGCGCTTGTTAAGTAGCTCTTGAGTCTTGATTTCCTCAAATACGTTATCATCGTGCCACGTTAAACCAACCGCATTCGCGAATCGGTGATCGGACTTAAGGTCCTTCACGTCCAAACACATTTGCAAGTAAAGAGGTTTGGTAACAAGCTCTTTAAAAGCTGAGCGCAAACGCTTGACAAATTTATTGTATCGAATTTCCTCCCTTGAGATTCCTTCAGCGTTCATTGTGTAGGAACCTTGATTCTCGGACCAACGAGAATACGGCAATTTAGAATCAAGTTTTAACTTATCTTGGAAGTACTTCAAGAGTTCAGAACCTGATAAGTTTGGTCCTGGATACTCGAGCGCCTCAATATCGATTGCTTCGCCACGATCATTCTTTGGTAAAACGTAGTTCTTGTAGAACAAGATGTTGGGCTTACCGTCCACCATTAATTCTCCTGAGCTGCCGTCAAACGTGATGTCTTCTTTTAGAGTATTTGTGAATTCACGAACATCCTCTTTCGCCTTTTGCATTGACTTGGTTCCAACTGGAACAGTCGTCTTCAAACGAATTGGAGCGTTCATTGTGTGCCAAATGACCTTTGAGTGCTCGATCAGGCGCAATAGATTAAACGAACGAATCAGACGCTCAACAAAACTAACTCTTTTTGTTCTAAATTCATTTGAATACGAGATATAGATGATCTGCGAATCAGTTAGGGTACGATTCATTCGATTGACTGGATCGCGTTGAGCCCACTGTAGGTAAATACGACCACTTGAGTCCTTTTTAACTTCAGGATAGAGTGTCGATGGGTCCAACTCCTTGAAACCAATAATGTCCTTAGGATTCGTCAAATTATCGTAGATGATTTCAAAGGCCAAGTGACCTTCAATCAACCATTGATAGAAATACTGCCAGGCGGAAATACCTCGATCAAATCCCCATGCGTTATAGATCTTTTCGAAATTTTCTTGGTACTTGTCCAAGATTTTTTGCTGGTAGTTCAATCTTTCGTCCTTGTTCTTTCCACGATAGTTGATTTCCCCAACTAGATCGTTTGGATAACAGAATCGATTATCTTGGTCGAAGACGATTGCATCGTCCGCGATCGTTTCAATAATGAATTCAATCTCGCCGTTTGATGCAAGATCACGAAGACGTTCTCTTTTTTGAACGTAGTCCAATTGAAAGAATGCAATTGATTTGTTCTTGAGTGAAGACGTAGTGTCCGATAGAGCAAGGGTTGCTTTCATTAGGTCGTCGCCCAACGAATTGTTGAATCCCGTTAGCTGGCCCTCAATGTAACCGATTGCTTGGGAATTCTTAACGAGTAGATCATCGTACTTCATACCGAATCGGCTGAGTGCTGTTAAACCTGATCTAAGTCCTCTTACTGGATTGCTATCTAAAAATCCTGCCATTTATTTATGTTATGTTATTTCAAAAAGTCTGAAA